GGACGGCTGCACCACCTCGACCGGTGCGGGCCTGGGCTGGCGAGGGCGCCGCTCACGGGGTGCGGGGGCAATGGTGGCAACGTCGAGCCCTAGGAGCCCCTGGCGGAACTGCTCCAGCGTGCGTCCACGCAGTTGCGCTTTCAGGCGGTTGTGAAACTGAATCATCGGCCCCGAGGGGTAGGCCCGCTTGAATGGATCAGCTGCCCACCGCTCTAGGAGGCCACGATCAGCGGGGCGCAGGTTGGCGAACGCTGCATCGGTGAGGGCGAACAGGGCGGGCGCTAGGTCTGCCTCTGCTGCCATCGGCTGGTGCAAGCTGAACAGGGTCAGCTCGTCGTCCAGCTCCACCGTGCCGACCATGCCGCCAAGCATTTCGGTGATCTCGTCTTCAGTGAACACCGGCAGGGCCTCGACAACCTGGGCGAGCGTCTGCCCCTCGGCTAGCATCCGGCGAACACGGGGATAATGCTCACGCCACTTGCTGGGCATCTTCACGTCGTAGCCGTGGTCACGGATGTGGTGCTTGATGGCCCCCTCGATGAACATGCACACACAGGTGCTCAACGCATAGGGGCGATCTGTGGCGGGGTTGATCCTGTGCGGGTCATAGCGGCGGCACCCGTTGATCAGCCCCTCTAGGGCGGGGCCAATGAAGTCTTCAAAGGGGCGGGAGCAGCGGCGGGACCACTTAGCAGCGGCTGCCTCAGCTAGCCCCTGGTTCTCAACAATCAGCCGCTCGGATAGCTCAGTGCGTGGTGGTGCTCCAGCCTTGGCTGGTTGCTCCAGTGGCGCACCCTTACACTCCCTGCGCCTGCGCTTGGGGGGCTCCGGGAGGGTATCGGTGGGTTGTGGCGTGGAGATGGTGGTCATGGCAGGCGGCAAGACTCACGAACGCGATCGGCGGCAGCCCCTGCAAACTCACGGGCGTCTTGCAGGTTGTCGGCGTGCTTGATCTCCAACAGGGCGGTGTAGGCCTCGCCGAGGGCATCCCAGCGGCGCAGCTCGCGCTCTGTTGCGGGCAGGGGGAATGGGACCAGCCGCTGAGCCAGGGCGTACAAGCGGAGCTGGCGGAGTAGGTGGAAGATGTTCATGGGTGCGGTGGGCTGGTGGGTGGTCATCGGAAACCGGGGATAGCGGACCGCCGCCGGGGTGGTGGAGGTTCCGGCTGCTGCATCAGTGCGGTGGAGCCGTGGCCATAGGTGGCAGTGGTGATCCGCATTGGGCCGCCGGGTCCGTAGCCCAGCTCTGCGGCAAACAGGCGATGCAGCGGGTAGCCCACGGCATCGTTGGGATGGTCGTAGCCGGTCTTCTTGTCCGGTTCGCCCTGCTCGTTGTAGGGCTGTCGCTCTAGGGCTTCGATCAGTCGTGGGCACTCTGGGCTGATCCAGAATCGCGTTTCCCCCTTGGCGTTCAACAGCAGGGCCTGCACCACGTTCACCCGATCGCGCACCGGGGGATTGGCATCAGGGGCGTAGTTGATGAAACCGTAGGACTTCAAGATCCCGATGTCGGAGAGGCTGGCATTGGTGCTGCGGTTGGCGCCGCTGGCATCGGGATAGGCCCAGATCGAACGCTCGGGGAATCGCTGGCGGACCTTCCGGCATAGGTCATCGGTGTCATGGGCGCCCATGATCTCGGCGAAGGCGTGGGCAATGCCTTTGCGGACCACCAGCAGAACGCCGGACATGTTCCCAACGTTGAAGTCAATGCCGATCAGGATCTGATCAGTGAGCTGCAGGCCATCGGGTAGCGGCTTAACGTGATAATCACGGTTGAAGCGGTCGTAAACCTGGCCACTCTTCAGGTTGATGTAGATGCCTTCCATGTAGGCCTTTAGCATGTTGCTGGTGTAGCGGGTGCGCAGGTTGTCCAGGTAAGCCTCAGGCAGGTGCGGGTTGTCCTGGGTGCGCATCCTGATCAGCCGCTTACCAGGATCGGCCTGGGCTTCAACGGTGCCGAAGGTCTTGTAATGCCAGACGAATCCTTCAGGGGTTGACAAAGAAATGATCTGGCTGACGTTGCCGACCCGGATCCGACCGAGGATCTTCTCGTAGCCCCGTGCGGCGATCTGCTCCTGAACGGTGTCCACCTCGTCAATCTGCGCCCATGCCCAGTCGGGGCCAACGATGCGCTTGTAATTTTCAAAGCTGCGGGCGACTACGGGGGTATCACCATCGGGCAGGTGTAGAACGTGCTCGGGCAAGGGTGTGGCGCGGAAGGTGTAGGGGATTTTGTAGTGATCAAGGAAGTCGTCAAACTTGCGGATCCAGATGTCTCTCAGCATGGGTCCGGTGGGCTCCAGCACGCAGCCGATGAAGCCTTGGTTCAGCACCGCAAGCTGAAACGCTTTGGCACAGGCGCCGAGGGTCTTCCCTGCCCCGTAGCCAGCGGCAACACCGATCTCACGGGTGGTGGTGTCGTCGAACAGCTCAACCTGCCCGCCGTGGAGGTCGTCGCGGATGCGGGCGAGGGTGGCGGGGATGTCAAGGCACATGTGCGCCGCTGCGGTGCTTTCCAGTTCCAGCACGGCGAGGCGCGAGGAGGGGTCAGGGGCGCGGATGGGGGTCATGCAGCAACCCCGGCGAACAGATCAGGCTGATGCCCAGCCGCCCCGGCCCTGCTGATCCGCTGCTCGGCGATGGCGTGATAGGCGGCTTCGCGCTCGATGCCGATGAAGCCGAGCCCCTCCAGCATGGCCGCCTTGCCTGTCGAGCCTGAGCCCATGAAGGGATCGAGCACCACGCCGCCAGGTGGGGTGACGAGGCGGCACAGGTAGCGCATCAGGTCGGTGGGCTTGACGGTGGGATGGGTGTTGCCGTCGTCGCGGTCGTCTCTGCTGGCCTTGGCGGTGTAGAAGAACCGGGCGGCGCTGCCAGTGTCGTGATATTGGCCAGCGCTGCTGTCGTGCAATCCCCAGCCACCTGAATAAACGCAGGTGTCGTGGGCCTTTCGGTCTACTCCGCCTCCACAGCTGGACCGCGCAACGGGAAACAGCCCCACCACCTCGTCGCTGCCGTCGTGGATCAGGTTGGCGGGCCATCTTCCGGCGGTCGTCAACTCACCGCTTGAGGTGGCCCCCGTGCTTTGTCCGCTTATTGACGTTGCAGACACCACGGTTTCAGTCCGTTTCATCACTGGCCGCTCCTCAGTCCCCACCCTGCACCCATCCACATTCAGCGCTCCGGTGCCGTGCTCCAGCACGTTCGTGGCCACGGTGCCGGCCAGCGGCTTGCGGGCCATGGTGATCGGCTCCAGCGCGGGTTTCAGGGCGGTGCCCCATCCGGCCCACTGCTGGGCCTCGCCACTGATGGCCTCGCCACTGATGGCCTCGCCACATTTTCGCGCACCGAGGATCGCGTTGGCGCCTTCTTGCCCTCCAGCGACACGAGGCCGAATTTCTCCCGCCGCCTTGTCAATCGCCTTGCTCACATCCAGCGACTTCGGGAACCCCGACCCATAGACCCAGGCGATCATGTCGCGGATCTCAAATCCTGCATCCTCAATCCGCACCGCCATCCGGTGCTGCGTGCGCGTGCCAGCAAAGGCCAGCAAGTGCCCACCAGGCTTAAGCACCCGCAGGCATTCAACCCAGATCGCCAGGCTGGGAACGTCGTAATCCCACCGCTTGCCCATGAAGGCGAGCCCATACGGCGGATCCGTCACCACCGCATTCACGCTGCAATTCGGCATGGTGCGCAGCACGTCGAGGCAGTCGCCAAGGTGCAGGGTGCTGGTCATCCCACCGGCCCCACGCGATACACCGCCCAATAGGCGCCGGGCCCTGGGTGGTCCGTAACCTCAATCAACTGATGCTCGCGTAATGCCGCAATCCGCCTGCTCACGGTGGACAGCGAACACTGCCACCGTGTCATCATCTCTGCGGTGGTGATCTCCGGGGCAACCCCAGCCGCGATGCGCAGACCAAGCCATTCAGCCAGCTCCAGGCAATCCAGCAGGGTGCTTTCACTCACATAGGGCCGTCTTGCCAGCAGGGTGCGAACGAGATCGGTCATGGTTCCCCCTCGTCAGCAGGAGGCGTCCCGAGACCACGGGCCTGGATCTGCAGCAGCACCCGCCGTTCATCGTCTGGGCTAAGCCCAGCAGAGGCAAGGGCATCCATCACGGTGGCGACCGTCTTGCGTTCTACGCGGCGATCGGCGGCAGCGTCGGAGAAGTCGTCGCGGAAAAATGGGTGATGCGTCAGGAACCAGGTGGCCGCCGTGGTGCTGCCGTTGGAGGATTGTTCCTTAAGGTTGGAAAGGTAGTTTTTGCCCGTATTTAACCATCCTTCATGGATGGTGTTACGAAACTGTGCTCGCAGATCACTATCTGGAAGGTCTTCCCCCTCTCTGATCCAGCAGTGAGCAGTCTTCCTGCTGATGCCAAGGCTTGCCGCGATCATCGTCACGGTCGCTCCTGTTTCCGCCATGGTTCCAGCGCCCTTCACCATGGCGGGTGTCAGCAAGGATGGGCGGCCACCGGCTGACACAGGGGATAACGCGGCGTTGCGGTCGCCCATAGTCTAAGCCATAATTGCCGTTTGGGAACGGCAACGGCTAACCACGCGATGAAGTGACCGTCACATCCCCGTTGTATCTTCCAACCTCGGCATAGGACGCCAGGGGGGTGGAGTCCATGCGTAGGAACTTCATTTGCCCGATCTTGAGGCCTGGGTAGATGCCAACCCAGTGGAGCTGGCGGACGTTTTTTAGCTCCAGGGTGAGGCGTGAGCCGTTCCAGCCGGGGTCGCACCATCCGGCTAGCAGGTGCTGCAGACCTTCGCGGGCGCGGGATGACTTGAGCACGAACTGTGCGGCGATGCACTTGGGCAGGTTGAAGATTGGCTCACCTTCTGCGAGCACAAACTGCCCCGGCACCATGCGGTAGGGGTCGTCTGCGGTGTGGTGGGCCATGCAGTAGGGCACAAGGCCGGGCCCCTCGGCGGACTCGATCAGGATGTTCGAGCCCAGGCGAAGGTCCAGGCTTGCAGGGTTGAGGAGGGCGGGTTCAAAGGGGGTGACCATGCCGGCTTCGCATAGGGCACGGATCTGGAAGTCAGCGAGAACGGTCATTTGATGGGTTCGTAGATGGTGCGGGCTTGGTGCAGGGCTCGCAGCCTGGCGATTCCTCCGCACCCGCCCACAATCGTGTCCACCTGCCAATCCTTCCCGCGAGGAGATCGCCAGATGTCGCCGAGGCGGAAGCGGTCAGCAGGTGGTGGCTCAGGCGAGCGGAGAGGGTTGTGAAGAAGTCCGATCATTACGATTGCCGCACGGTTTGAACGGTTACGAAAATAGTCAGGCATTGGCATCGCCCTTCTGGAACTGCTCGCCATCGGAGCCCCGGAAACGATCGTCCGTTCCCCATCCATTGCGCTGGTACTCCATCAGGAACACCAGGCAGCAGCCGGCGTGGGCTAGATGGCTCAGGCCGGTTTCAGGGTCGAGATCCTGGCCGCGCCACCAAGCGAACAGGGCCCCGAAGGTCAGCACCTCCGCGATGGCTTCCATTGCTGGTGGCGGCAGCAGGTCAAGGCGAGGCTTGCTCGCGCTTTCGGCGGATTTACGAGCTTCGCCTTGGGGCTCGTCAAAATGCTCAACCATGACTTTCCTCCTGCACGGTTTGCACGGTTCCCGGCGCGTGGCACCCCACCCCGTCGAGCCAATCGGCCACCTGGGAGGAGCCCCCGTGGCGCTCGCGGAGGATGGCGGCCAGTTTGTGGGCGACGGCGGCGGAGTCGCGGCGACAGCGCCGGCAGATTTCGCCCGTGGCGCATGTGCCTGTTCCTGGGTCTATGACGCTGCACACGGCCAGGGCCAGGCGGTCGGCGAGGGTGATGGTGGCCGGGGCCGGTCTATCGGTTTTCCATGGCAGCCCAGCCTGAGGCGCCGGGATCGGCCGCCAAGGGCCGTTCTGGTGGTCGGCGCCCTGCCATTCATCACCGCGCTGGCGGACGTAGCGGGGGAGGTCGGGAAGGCATTCAAACATTGGCCCCCTCCAACTCGGTGGCAATGCGCTCCAGGAGGTCCCCTGCAGCGAGAACACCCTCCGCAAACTTCGGGTGAGAGGTGTCGCGGATCAGGGCCTCCGTTCGGTCTGAAGCGGCGCGGAGGGCGGCGGCAGCGACGGAACGGGAAGACCATGTGTCGCGAGCCGCATCGTCAACCGCTTGCGCGGCGGGGGAGAGTGGTTCGTTCATTGAGTCGCCCTCCAAATGAGTAAACATGCGGGAATTAGGCATACAAAGTTTATTGCAACATCGGCCCAGGTGGTGTGGTCGCTCACGATTGCACCTCCCCGGCCTGGGGCAGCGGGTCTGGCTTGCCTTTGCCTAGCTCAAGCTGGGCATAAGTACTAAAACCAGCCAGTTCCCAATCTTCAGGATTCACGTTAGCTGCGTAATTCAAAGCATAGTCAGTTCCAACCGATCTAACAATTTCCTTCCAAACAGTACTGTCGCCATG